TCAAGGATGTAGGTTTTACGGAACGAAATTAATTTTCGACGCTGATATAAACGCCGCCGTTAATATAGCCAACCGTTCCAATCTCCCCGTTTCGTGCAGTAATGTACTTGATGGGCAGGGTCTTGTCACCGACCCATTACGCTAGATTCGTCTGGCAGGCCCCCGGTTTCAACCGGGGGTAGATGACTTTTCTATCCATAAAGAACTATAATATTTATATGGTTTCTTAATTTTACAAGACCAATTAGGAGATCTTATTGACACATAATCACACGCATACATTGTACAATTAATTTTATGCATAAGTTTTCGCCATTCTCTATCGTGTATATCTGAGTTTGGACCTAAATAACTAGCCCTATTATGTAAATCAACTATGTGTGTAGCCTCATGTTGTAATATTCCCCTTTTTACCTTTTGACAATCAATATGTTTAAAGTATTTAAAGAGTATAATCAGGTTTCTCATAACCAAATCGTTATAATATGGAACCATAGCTATTACTGGTGCCGATTGTGTCCAAACCTTATGATTTATTTGATATATTTTAACTTTATTTATTAATTCTGACCTATCTAATTCATCAAAAACATCATTAATTATATTATAATATTCAACTTTATATACCGGCTTCATTGGGGCGTCATATAATTTCATAATATATATGTCTAATCATTACTCCGCCTGCTTCTTCTAGTCTGAGGTACACGGGGAACGCAGTTAGGAATATTGTTTCATTATACTAGCAATTACTTTATTCTTTATTATATTCAGCAATGACGCTACAAAAATCAATAAAAACATCTTCATTTAAATTATTTTTCATAAAATTTACAATACGATGTACCCACTGTACATTACCTTTAATGTAACCGATTGAAGAATCTATACGATCTAATGATGCAGTATAGTTGGTATCACTACTGCTACATGGAGGATAAATATCAACACCACTTAATGCACATTTTCTATTTTGTTTTATAAACAGATCCCAACAATATTTTATATTTATATTTACTTCGTGATTATTATATTTGGCATTGTATATAATACTATTCCACCAAGATCTTCCAAGTTCCCCATATCCTTTCCACGTTGGATTATCTGGTCCTATACGCCTCTTAGAACATCCACACGTTCTGGTATTGCCTGATAATAATCTACTCGATTCAATCCACTTAATAGTTCCACACTTACATTTGCATTTCCATAATTTACTTTTACGACCAGAATCTACGGTTCTTGGAAGATCTGATAAGACTGTTAATGAACCAAAATTTCTAGTCGATAAATCTTTATAATTATCTTTTCGTGTTCTTGCTGGTATATTAAATTTCTTTAATTTCTTGCTAACAGTATTATTACTACAATTATATTTAGTGCCTATTGCACGAGTACTAAGACGGTTTGTTATATATTCCCTAATTAATGTTTCTTTGTCTAGATTGTCAATAGTCATATTGTATCTCCTATAAAATGATGATTAATATACTTCTATAGGATTATACACATAATGCTCTATTTAATGTAATTTGCCACAATCGATTTTACCATCTTGTTCTCTTCCTCAAAAGAATCCTTAAATTTGTGCTTCATTTTGCCCGATATATTTCTCTGTAACTTAAGGAATTTTACTAATAATAATGCCCCCTGTGCTATATCGACTAAACTATTATGGGCACCGTCCTTGTCAATTCCAAAAACCTCACGAAGTTTATCAAAACTTAAACTACGTATATCCTTATCATTTTCTGTCCACGAAAAAATTAAAGGCATCAAATCAAGGCAGTGGATTGGGTGAAATAGTGATTGTACTTGATATCCATCGTCCCACGGTCCAAATTTATAGGGCTCTTTCTCGCATTCATTATAGATTCGGTTGCCACCCGCCAGCCTATCTAAAATTAAATTATCAAATCGGGTATTATTAAAGCCCGCACAAACTGGGGCAGTCCATCGACTCTTTTTATAATTAAACTGGTTGACAAATTCACAAAATTCCGCCCACACAACCTTAGCAATGGGGGCTTTTTCTAGGGTTTCAATTGAGATTTTATTTATATCCAACGCTTCTTGTTCGATTGGCCCAAGCCCAAATTCTTTTTGTTTGACAGGATCAAACTCTGGTTTAATATAAGAATTAAAGATACCTCCACGCACTATTTCTAATGTACGCCCATTCAAGCAACATGCTGATAATTGAATCGGTTGAGTATTCTTTGGGTACTTAGATGTTGTCTCGACGTCGTAAAAAATTATATTGCAGTAATTAATCTTTATTCTCCTTATATTTTTGAATAAAATCTATTATTTCCATGGATAGATACAGTTCGTTACACATAGGAACTGATCCTGGGTGTACATCTTTTTTAATGGTAATTTCTGGTTCAATACTAAACTCTTCACAAATATCTGATAAAAATTGTTTACATCTTTTAACGGTCATATAAGAATTAGCAAAATGTAGTATTCCTCGATATTTTATCGATCCAGAATAAGATTCGAAAATACCCTTCATATAAAATATCTTTTTGTCGATAGTGTCGAATATATCATCTTTTAAAAATCCGCTCGCGACACTAACTAGTCGCTCAACATCTTTTCCATAATCTCTTATAATTCTAGATTCATCTACCCGCCAATCATAATAATTATAATACCAGGGCTTTTCCTCATCTGTATACCATTGTGGAATATCATAAAAACCTTTAACTTTTGCTATTTTATTACATTCTTCTAGTGTCATTATATTTCCATTACATTCTTATACCATTATATTCGCGTAGTTGTTTGGACGCTATAGCTATTTCATATGCTGTTTTTCTATCTGTATTACAATAATTAATTAGGTGCCGTTGTAAATCATCTGCGAGCCTTATGTATCCTCTACATTTTGGACAACAATACCCTTTTCCTCTTGTATATGGGGCTATATCATTAGCATTAATTGTCATATTTTAATCACGTTTCCTTTAAAGTATTTACCGAAATCTTCTGATGGCACCTCTATACACATTTTGTTACCCATATAGTAACTGATCTTATGCTTATATGTATTTAACATTTGTTGCATTTGTGGCGGCAATATAATGCTATAGCGTATATTTTCTAGATTCTCTGTAATTCTTTCTATATGAGTTTTAATATTATGATCTTTAGGCTTGTTTAATCTTTTATCACCAATGTTATAAAACAAAAGTATCTTAATATCATCCTTAATATAATGTTCTAGATTCTTTACTTTAAATGTGGCCTTACCAGCCGTGGGTGCCCATTTTATATCTAGTTTAATACTAGCGGTAGCCCCACTTTTAGTTAGGTGTATAGTATAGTCAGCGGCTTTGGTAGCTACTCTTTGGTATGTACCACTATTGTCAGTTCCCGTATTATCATACTCAATAGCATCATACCTAGAGCAGATTTGCTTTAGATAAAGTTTAAACCAGAACTCTTCTAATTTAGTAGAAAAATAAATATCTTTCTTAAATTGATCTAGGTTTCTATAGTCTAATCTATTCACTGCGTACTTTCTAGTTAAATATCTGTTGAAAACTAAATAGTGACGATTTTCCCCCGTTAATAATAGAGGCAGAAGAAAGAGAGGGTGTGTGGGGTACGCCCCCAACACTATACTTCTTTCCTGCTATTTCTCTTATACTGTCCTTACGTTTAACATCTGGTATTAAATAGTATGATACATCCTTACCCATTGTCACTACTAGTTTAGGCTGAAATGAATCGATTTCTCTTTCTAGCCACTTAACCATACAAGTGTTGACTATATTAGATGTAACTTTCCCGGTGCATTTAACTAAGTGTGTAAAATAGAATGGGTCTGAGATTACTTTACTTAATAGATCATATTCTGTACCAGCGATAATACCTAATTCTATCTCGTCCTCGGTTGGTTGATAGGAAACAATCATTATATCTGCACCTTGGTTTTGCAGTGGCTCGCATGGAGAATATATGGGATGCATTTGTTCTCTTAACGGACAGAGGTTACAATTTTTAAGATACATTATTTCCCCAATGAAGCATTTTTTAACATAATAAATTTATCAACTGCTACTTCTAATTCGTTAGTCTTATAAAAAGCACCAAACTCTAGAAATTTTTTATTACAAATAACCTGATATCCTATTCTCTTGGGTGTACTTCTTAGGTTTACCGGGTCTATTGATAGAAAGTTTTTATATGTAATACTGTACCCATTTTCTAAAACTTCTTGTAAACTATTTTGCATATCTTTCTCCTACTGTTTCAAAAATATTTTTAATCTCTTCTAGAGCACGTACTCCTAGAATATCAAACTTAATAAAACCTACCTTTTTTAATGCGTCCATATCTAACCCTGCTATCTTATGATCCGTATTCTTATCATAAATCATTGGGCAGTTTTCATGAGTGGTTTCTGGTGCTATAACTAATCCTGCCGCATGTTTTCCTTGGTTTTTAAATGTTCCTTCTAGTCTAATAGCTTGCTCAAAATACCTTGCGTATTCTCCAATATACTTTCCATCTTTATAGGTGCAATAGTCAGATAGTTTATCGGGGTAGTGCTCTAGAACTAATTGAATAACTGAATCCGTATGAGTGGCTTCTAATTGATCAGCAACCTCCGCTTCATTGGGTATTACTTTTGTTAGTTCTTTTATTTGCTCAAATGATACAGCACTATGTGCAGATAGTACTTCGGTTAAGATTGACGCCCCCATCATCCTACCAAATGTAACTACTTGACATACTCTTTCATTACCATATTTGTTTCTAATATAGTCTAAGATTCTTTCTCTGTCAGATGGGGGGAAATCGCAATCTATATCGGGATATTCAAAACGGCTTCCTTCAAATATAGTGGACTTATTAATATCGATAATATCTACTTTATCATAGATCCACATTATATAACTATTTTGTATATTATCCCTATTTAATTCAATATTGTTTATAATATGTTTATAGTAAGATATGTTTTTACTGTCTTTATTTATTAAATCTACCTCCTCTTGAAAGAAAGTATTGTTTTTAATTTGATTATATCTATCTATATTATAGAGCTTTATATCTAAGACGAGTATTTCCATATTTTTTTCCATTTCCAATCTAAATATATGGAGTCATTAAAGATAGCGTTAATTACATAATTAAATTCTATTTTATTGCTTGCTACAAGTTCAAATAATCTCTGCTTTTTCATAAAAACTTGAATATGGTGCCTCAGAAAAATTTACATGATTAGACACAAATCGAGCACTATTGATAAAACGACTAAAGATAAGTTTATGTTTAATTGGATCAACTTCTGTAATATCTAATAGATAACAAACTAAACTTGAACAACTAGATCCACGGGCAGGACCACAAAGAATATTATTTCTCTTAGCCCACTTAATAAAGTCTGACACAATCAAAAAGTAGCCATTTAACTTATATTTATTTATAACCTCTATTTCAGTTCTGAATCGATCCCCATATATTTCTTTATCCCACCCATTATTCTTTTTTCGGTATCCTTCGCGACATAACTTCACTAAGTAATCTTGCTCAGACAATCCATCGGTCCATTTGTATTCTGGCAGGGCCGGATCTCTAAGTATATCATAGTCTTCTATTAAGTCTAGAAACCTTTGTTCATTAGGACACTCAGTTACCCGTTGATACGAATCTAATGCGTATAAAAAGTCATTTCCTACCAACCTAGTCTCTACATCTCGTAACTTACATCTTAATGCAGAGCAAAGTAATATCTTAAAGTCTTCTAATTGTTCCTGTTTATGATAGTGTAAATCACAACAGATAAGAGTATTAGAATCGGTAGAAGGTCTGTTCGGGAGAGATTGCGTAAAAACATCGAACCCCTTATACTCTTCTGCTGTAAATTCTTGTCCATACAAGCCACCCAGAATCAATATAAGTCCAGATGGGTCAACATCTTCCATTCTTAAAACAGGTCTTTTGTTATATCTATCTGGATCATTACTTCTAGAGACTAACTTAAGCAGAGTCTTATATCCGATTAGATTTTTGGCTACTAAATTTATAGCTTTACCTGATTCATCTAGAAACTTACACCCTATGATGACTTTCTTGTTATGTTCCTTACAGGCTTTATAGTAGTCTACGACACCGGACAGTGAATTGTAGTCGTTTAGGATTAGGTGTCCATCGACGTTCTCACAGTAGTAAGATGGGGTATGTAGTCCAGAGAGTAGCGTGTTCTCTTTTGCTACGGGGTAGGGGGCTAAGCCATAGGTGGTATGTATGAAGTTAAGCATTTGTATTTCCATAATTAGCCAACCCCATTTTAACAAGAATTCTTTCAAAGAAATTGGGCTTATATGTATCTTCTAGTCTTTGATTAATACCATCTTCCCATTCTTTAAAATTATCCAAAAATGATGGTGGATTATATTCAAATTGTTCTTCTTTTTCAAATTTAATTGGATCGTTATAGATTTTTGGTACATATGTAGAGCCCAGACGTATTCCGCTACAGCCCACATAATAATCCTCATATATTCCTGACATTTTATAATCCTATCCAGCTTAAAATTCTATTTATTAAGTTTATACTATGTTTTATTTTTAATTGTTCTATAATTGTAATAGCCTCGTTTATATCTCTAGATAATTGATCACCAAAAGAATGTAATAAACTACACTTATCCCAATCTTCTTTTTCAAATGTGTGCTGTGCAATCTGTGACCATCTTTTAAGATCTTTTATAAGTTCTAGATTGTTCTTTTTCATTGTTTATAGTCCTTAAAATATCTTTATGCATATTTTGTACCATAGGTTCAACAAAGCCTATATATTCAACCCCACCATATAAATCACCATTTATATCAAAAACTTCTATTGTCCAAAATTCAGGACCAAATCCATTTTTTCTAGTTAAGTATCCTCCTAAATATTTTCCAACTTTAATAGCCTCTGTAAAATCTATAGCACTATGTGATTTATCCATCATGACTGTCCATACTCTGTAGGATCTTTAACCCAATCCAACCATAGTTCTTCAGTTTTTTTACCATAATACCAACCCTTTTGCCACTTTTTAAACTTCTTAGAGTTATATTTGTAGGGGTTGTGCTGTAGTAGAACTTCGTTATTGTATGCTGTAATGCCTTCGGATACGATAGGGTGCATTTTTGGTTTAGACATTATACCTCTCCAGGGGCCTGATAGTGTGAAATTTCAAAACCATCTTCTGTGTGATTTTTCATAACTTGATCTATGCCCTTCTGTTTAATTTCCTTATGAATAAATTGACACATATTATCTTTTCCAACCTTTTGCTTATAATAATCGCATATATATTTACAACGAAAGTCTTTTTGCTTGGGGTCTAACAGTTTTGGTAAAGTAGTTGACTTTATTTTTTCATAAGTGGTTCTGAAAAGATCTAATGCCTCATCTATCTGTTCGTCTGAGAAACATAATGAATAAGGGCCTCCATCGCGAATATAAAAAATCGACATGATAATATGTTTATCTGGATATAATTTTCTAGCAACATAATAATATAATAACAGTTGAGAATCATGATGTAGAGACTCATAAGTTTTAGGAGTATTAGTAGCCCAATTTAATTTTTGACCACTTTTATAATCTAATATCTCTAAAGTATCATCGCTTACTTTCATAGTAAGGTCCATAGTGCCCTTTAAATGCAATTGACCCTTTATATGTTTGTCCCCAATAAAATATTCATACTTAGCCCAGTCAAACGGAAGCGGTATATCAAACCTAGTTTCGATATCTACTATTTCTCTTCTTCTAGGATCAAAAGAACCATTGGCAAAATCTATAGTAAGCCAGACAAAGTTATTAATATGTTTATAGTCCATTGGAACCCAATTATTTGGACTATGTTTTTTATAATAATCTGTTACTTTGGTACATAAGTATTCTACTAAATCAATACCATGTCGAATATGTTGATAATTTATAAAGCAATTCCATTTATAAACATCTTTATTTATTCTAGTAGTATTAATTTTATCAACTTCTAGCGGAGATAGATTATTCTCTAATAAAAAGTCCTCATGTGTAACTATATAATCTATCCCCATATCTACATTTTTCAAGTGATATGGATCTTTAGATGTCTGAAAATGTTTTTTTATAGTAGCTAATATTTCTAGAACAGCATGTGTGCATGTGCCTAATTCCGCCCTATGATTCACTTTTAGTTGTTTTCCAAGTGTATACGTTAAGAAAAATTGGTGCTCACAATATAAAAAGTTAGATATTGAAGAGGATCTATGGTAAGATATCGGAATCATTACATACTTTCTTTTAAATCAAGTAAGATAAACCACACTTAACAATAAATAGATCTATATGATTAGACCTTTCATCTATAGTTATAGTTTGCTTATCTGGCATTATATAAGTGTAAACTTTAGGATCAATATTATCTAATCCTGTTTCACTTTTGTGTTTGTCTTTTGAATCTGAATTTTGACATAGGATTAAATTAGCCCCATTTTCTATACCTGTTTCAATTTCGTTTTCAAATCTACAGTCGCCTATAATAGCAATATCGGGTTGATCTTTCTGAATCTGTTTATAACAGGCATGAGCCCAGCATTTTGGATTTATATATCTACAGACATCAGTACCAAAGACCTGTAGAATCTCACGGTATGTCATATATCCACGCTTATTAATAAAGGTGTTTCTTTCCCCTGCCGTTCCTAAATATCTAGGTATTGGCATACTTTTCCACGATATATGCGTTTGTTCGTTTTTATCTTCATCCGTTCCAAATAGTTTTTCTTCACTTAAATTAAATATATCAGCTACAAAATATTTCAAATAATCAGCAAAGTTATACACTTTAATATGAGGCCAGATATTATGACTAGCGTATTCAGCAAAATCGTCGTCTCTACGGGTCATATCTAACTCGCCCTCAGAAACCTGTTTTCTACCACTTAGCTCCATTTCGGCGTGTATATAGAGTTTCCCATTAGAACCAATTATGAAATCATTGATAATACTCTTTTGTTTAAGGACTTTGCCCACAATATAGTTGGATGTGGTGGTTTTACCGGATTGTTTTTTGCCACAGAGTTGTAGAATATTCATTGGACTCTCCTCTGTATTCCGCAGATTGAGGATATTATATTAATTAGCAAGAGCATGACCACCCCATATCATCACGATGGTTTTGATCGAACTTCTTGCCCGTATACTTCTCTAGGTGTTCCCAAAATAAATGTTCGTCCTTACCCAACTCTGACGCCGAGTGTAAATCTGTTCCTTGTGCTACCACATATCTATCATTAGAGTAAGATGAGGCTTCACGTATTAATTCATTCCAGTCAAAATTCCATTCGTCACAAAACTCTCTTAACCATCGTTCTGACTCGTTTGTTGATACCTGAAGAGGTTTATCAAAAGACGGATGTTGCCAATGATGTCTCATACCTGTTACACTGCCCGGCTTTAGAAAACAATAAAATCTCTGACCCTTCTCCACACCATATGTATCTAAAAAGGGATCAACAATACCAATACCTCCAAAATAATCCCCCTGAAGTGCAATGGTGTGAGAATCTAGTTTTAGTCTGACTTCCGACCCCCGATATAATCTTTCCCCCGCTTCTAATGGAACTACGGCAATATGGACAGCATCACGATGTGCTTCTCCTGTAATAATCTGACCAAGTTTCAAATCATCTGACATTTTATTCTCCAATAGCGTCTTTAAGTTCTTCTATAAAACCACATTCTCTTAATTCTACTACATTACCATCTTCAATATAAGATAACAACCCTTTTAATAAATCTTTAACGTCAGAAAACTCGCACCATTCTCCACTAATATCATTTCTTACTGGAATAACTTCTGAAAAACTATCTCGAAATCTAGTTCTACCAAATTCTCTAGTTTCTAAATCATATCTTAACATATTGTTTTCAAAACCTGTCTAATATTTCTGATTGAAAATGTTTTTTACATAATTGCATTGAATCGCCATGACAATCTGCCTCTATATAAACTACTGGTTGAATGGTTCTTTCCCATCCATAATATCCATTATCCTTAAGAATCTTGGCTAAATCTGGTCGAGAACCATCCCATTTTGTAATAATATCAGGATTATTGCTTCTCCATTCTTTAAGTTTTTCTATATCCTCAGTTATTCTGCATATATCACAAACACATTGCCTAAAATCAATCCACATAAAATAATCTCCGAATATCTTCTAAATTCATTTCTGAAACATCTTTCCCATCTGTTACAATCTCATCTATCTTAAAGTACCGATTGATCTTATTTTGGATCAACTCTCTACCTTCCATACCTTTCTTATCATTATCTAAACATAAAATAATACGAGTACATGGTAATGACTCTAGTTTAACCTTTTGTAGGTAGGATAGATTGTTAGTTAAAAGCCCAAGACAGTTAAATATCCCCGCCTCCTCTAATTTCCAACAGTCACTTGATCCCTCTACTAAGACACATGTTCCAGTCTGTTTTATAAAAGGTAGAGCGTGCCATAGATTATACAGTGTTTCATTCATAGTAGAATGATTAATCCACTTGGCCGCATTGAAATTATCCAAATCGGTAGTTGGGCAGAAAGTTCTTAACTTATGATACTTATTACAGACGACACACTCATCAAACACAGACCTACCTAAGAAGTTAGTTATACAAGTTTTATCCTCATTAAAGATAGGTATTACAACACGATTACGAAACTTAGTTTCCTTAGTACATTCTCCAACTGAGTGTTTCCTAAGTATCTCTTGTGAAAACCCCCTGTTTTGGTAATACTTCGAGGGAATACCTAGAGAAGAAACAGCAGAAAGAGAATAGGTATCCTTTACGGGCGGGAATGTAGGTTGGGTAATCAAATTAGTATCTTGTATGAACTTAATCTTATCATTAGATATTGTGTCGGTGTGATGGGTTATATTCTTAAGGTAGTCATAGGTGCGTTGCTTAGTCCACCCCTTCTTAGTATACAACTCATGAACCAAATTTACAACTGACTTACCAACTTTTTCGTGGCAACTTGATGTAAAACATTGCCAGTTCCCGATTAAGCCCATATAAGATTCTTGAGAATAAACACATGCTGACTCACGTTTGTCTGATCCGTGTACGAAACAGGTGAAACTTATTCGGTTAGAATGTATAGTATAGTCGATTCCTTCTGCATCAAAAATTTCTGGTAATTTATTTGTAACATTTTCACATAATCTCTTAAAGTTGTAGTCCACAATATTGTTTTTGCCAATCTTCTAGATTAAAACGATTATCAACATAACCAATCTTAGGAATATATATGTGTGGCCCATCCTTAAATCTTCTTGGTTCATCACCCCGTATTTCTTCTGTATATTTTCCCAATTTATTTATAAAGTTCCAATATACAATACTAAATCCTTCATCAAGTATGGCCTGTCTAATTTCTAAGTTGGGTTCCCATGTATATTCAATTTGATCTTTAAAATATACTTCTACTGAATTATCATACCAATCAAAACCTAAGTGAAATTCATGTTTATGTGGTTCGTTTGGATAATGTTCTTCTAATAAAACATATAGTAAACTTTCTAATTTATCTTTATATTCTAGGCCCAAATGTATATTTTCAGCAGTAGTTTTGCTATTCATTAAAATTGTAATCCATCTGTTGGCGTTTCGCCAAATCCGCTAGACTGTTGTTCTGATCTTCTTATTTGTTGAAACTTAGTACTAACTTCTTTCATCTTAAATTGAGATTTGGTCACTTGTAAATTTATGTAATCTTCAAATTCTAGGCCAGGGCCAAATCTACATTCCAAAGTTTTTAATTTCATGTTACCATTTTCTTTGCCATCCTCTAATATTTCTTCTGCTGTTTTATTCTTTAATATAGTAGCAGAGTGACACAACCATAACAATCTGTCAGATTGCGAAATAATATCTGAGGTTTCTTTAGTGATACCATCTCGATTTAATTGAACAAATGATAACACGGGGAAATCGTATTCTTTGCAGAAGTCGGCTAGTTTAGAAATTCTAAAACCTAAAATCTGATGTTCCGCCATGTTACCATCTATTTCAGACTCACTCATTAACTTAAAGTAATCATATATTACTAAGCAGTTATTCATGGCTCCTGATTCATTATACCCAACATGTTGAATTAACCAACGTCTAACTATAGAAAGAACCTCGTCGAAATTTTTACCTGCGATACTTTTATGATGAAAGCCTAGATTCTTCATCTTTTCTATAGCTACGTCTATACGACTAGATAAATCTGCAACTTTAGCAAACTTGCCTGTCTCAATCATATCTATATCAATATTGGCAAAGTCAGCTAACACACGAGGATAGATTTCTTGTATCACCATCTCGGTATCAAGGAACAAGACGGGAATGCCCAAGGAAGCCACATAGAGTCCCGTCTGAACGCCTAAAGTGGTTTTGTTGCATTTGGGTCGGGCTCCGATTAAAGTAACGCCACCACGTCTCATACCGCCCCCTATGACCTTGTTCCAGAGCGGGAAGGGCGAGGGTATGCCAACGTTTTCACTTTTCTTACCCTTTAAAAATGTTACATAATCATCAATACCAGCATCTAATTGTACAGGAAGGGTTTCCCGTCCTTGATTCATAGTGGTAATCATCTCGAATATTGGGGCTTCACTTATTGACATAATCTCATCTATGGATTCATCGCCCTCTATTTTACCTAGATTCTCATAAGCTTCCATATGTTTCCTACGTGCTTCACGAGTTATCTCTAGTTTAGCAAGCTTCTTAGCATGGGCACGAACGTTATCTTTAGAGGCAGGATAAGAGAATAGGGCACGAATATACTCTATATCTTCTCGTTCCTTACAGACTAACCTAGTAAGACTTAGTTGCTCGGCCTTAGCTATAATAGTGGGTATGTCAACAGTGTTTTTATCTTGTATAATAGATTCTAAACATTTAAATATAGCCTGATTAGATTCATGAGTAAAACTTGATAAACCAATTATATCTGCTACGTCAAAAAATGCTTCTCCACCACACTGACAGACCGTGCTCAAAATAGCTCTTTCAATTCCGTGATCTGTAAGTGGTTTTTGTTGTGTCATATTAACTTTCTATTATCTTTTTAAAGCATTTTTCATGATAATGATTAACTCCATCTTGTGTTTGAACTATTACCTGTATTTGGTTGCCATTAATTTCGCTACCATTATCTGATAGTTCCCATTTACACTCTTCGCACTCAAAAGGCCATATCCAAACAGGAAAATATCCATAATTAATTATTTCTACACTACTTTTTTCTATTGTAGTTATACGTTGTAATGATTTTATTTTCACCTATTTCTAACTTTCTTTCTAATACAAGAATCACAAACCCATCCTTCTCTATGTAATTCAGGAACTATCTCATGCACGCCAGAACACTCAGAACATGTTGCCTTGGTTTTTTTGAATTTAGTTTTGGGTCTGGATGAAACTTTGAATTTAACTTTCTTAGTAAAGGATTCAGTGTCCTCCCTAAAATCATCATCATCGGGATCGGGTGAATCTGATATAAACTGTCTTTGTCTACCACGCTGTACGTTTATAGATTGGCGTCTACAGGTGGTTTCCTTTTGACGCTCTCCAACTCTATACTCTTCTACTTCTTCGGCTTCTTCTGCTTCATCTACTAACACTAGTTTATGTTTTCTGCATTCTGGACAGCGTTTCTTGGGTTTTTCAGACTGGAGGGCGTGGCCACAGTTGGTACATTCATACTGCGTTCCGCAGACTGAGGAATTTTCCGTTTCAAGTTCTGCCATTAGTGATTCTAAATTACCACTTTTGAGTAACTCTTTTAGTATCGCTAAAGCACCTTTATTGTCCATTAGTATACTCCCTATCAGTTAAAACAGCCGCTGGTATGTCGATAATCTCCATATTAGCACCCGGACCATACAAATTATAGACCAATATATTATACGTATTATCGTTATTTATTTTTATTATATCCCCAGCACATTCATAACCAAGTCTGTTTTTAAATGGTGTAATTACAAGTTGATTTAATTTAAATTTACTTACCATTACTCACCTCTATATTTATGTTTGCTTCTTTTTAGTTCTAATAAAGTATTGCTTATAGTTTCTATTTTTTTTGAGATAAAATTCAGAGATTCACAATAGACCTGTGATATTTTAACCATTTCAGCAAGTTTCGTTGCATTAGTATGCTCACAAATTACTCCACTACGCTTTTCTTCATACTTAGTATATGAATCACCATAATCCTTAGCGTATCTACCAATATAAACATCCAGGTTGTGTTCTGCCCACTTTAATTTCCTTGAGTGTCTGTTAAACTCAGTTTGAATATATAGGGAATATAGAGAAGCTAAGACACAGAATTCAGCAGTACTTTCCTCATCAAGCAATCTAAGAGAATCAAGATTCATAGAAAGTAATTGATCCCATTCAGGATTATATTTTACTTTAAGTCCAAGCGAGTTTAAATAGGTTTCACATTCTTTTTCAATTAATTCTAACTTTTCATCAATTGTGTTTGACATGTTTAATACCTAATAGTTTAGATTGCAATATATCGTCAGCATAGTAACCATAGTCTTTATATTCTGATGCTAATTGAATAACTCGTATAATCTCTGGAACTGTTATAGGATGTTTAACTACACAGTCATATATTGTTTCTAATAATTTCTCTTTTTCACCTTTAAAGAAAATACTATCAATATTCTTTTCCATATGCCAATCCTCTATCTTGATCACATTTAAGATATTGTTGCTTTTTGTGCCAATTTTGAAAGTTAGTCTCACCAACTAATTCCCACAATATATAAATTCTTCTGCTTCTTTTTCTGATCCTACGGTTAGTAAGACTTGATTATCATGGGTTCTGCTATTATATGATTTTTGTATTTTCATCTAGCACCTAACGCATATTTCACCAAAGTTATCTCCAACAAGCCCTTCGTGAATCTTATTAAGTTCTTCTTGGTTTGGATACGATGGATCTATTTCATGCTTAAAAACTAAGTTTAAATGTCTTTGAATAATTTCTACTTGTTGAGACGTTAAGGACCTTGGACCAGTATTTAAACCAGACTCATTAATATTTACTATCTCAAAAAATCCTTGTAACCAATAACAAAATTCAGTAGCTTTCATTTTTACCTTTCTATAAGTTTAGTTCATATATTAAGAGTTTCGTTTTTACCATCAAAATAGTTTTTTAGTTCTAATAATGAATTATGCCACGATAACGCTCTTATGCTAGGAGTTACCATATTATCATTTATTATGAGAGAAAAATTTCCTAATGTGTATTTATTATTTCTTTCTAGAACAAAAGTAGTTCTTCCTCTTTTAGGCTAGACTTCATTTTACACTCTTTGATCTCTAAAGTTAATATTACATTATTTGGGCCACCATCACAGAATAGTTTAGCTTGATTACCATATTCTATAATTAATGTATTAATAGTATTTGACCATTCATCTAAAGTCCAATATGGGTCATTCTCTAATTGTATTAATTTCATTTTTTATCTATTCCTAATCTGTTCTTCCCATAATTCTGTTTCATCAAACCTTAAACTTATATAATCTATCTTATTCTCTTCACACCAATTAATCTTATCTTGGTCTCTTTTTTTAGATCTATAGAAGTCGGCTTTGGTTTTATGGAAGTGTGAATTAAACGTAAAGTGTTGTGCCCCATGGACTTCGGTACACAGCATTAAAGTAGGGGAAAAAATGTCCATGAATAGTCTAGTACCCGGAATCCTAACCTCATTATAGAATCTCTCCATTCCATAGAGCTTAGTTAATATACCTAGTGCTGTCTGATGAAGAGAAGATCGTTTGCTGGTATTGTTTTTTAGCTTTAGAGTATATTCTCTACCGTTAGTTATTACTTTCATAAGCGTCGAATAATTCTGTGTCATCTACCCCGGTTGAAACCAGTGGCTTGCCAGACGAATCTAGCGTAATGGGTCGGTGACAAGACCCTGCCCGTCAAGTACATTGCTGCACGAAACGGGGAGATTGGAACGGTTGGCTATATTAACGGCGGCGTTTATATCAGCGTCGAAAATTAATTTCGTTCCGTAAAACCTACATCCTTGA